TAGATATCTCCACAACTTCGTTCCAATGAGCTTTTAGAATTTTTTTAGATCTTAGATAATTTGTCTTTATTATCTTTTCTATCTCAGTTTCTACTTTGGAATTTAGCTCTTCAAGACCGCTCTTTAATTTCATTTGTCCAGTAAAACCATCTCGTTCAACATATTTAATTGGTGCAAGGTTTTTACACATTCCCCACTCAGTTACCATTTTAGTAGCAATTTCAGTAGCGCGTTCGATGTCAGAACTGGCTCCAGTAGTAATCTTTTCTGGGCCAAGTAATAATTCTTCGGCAACCCTTCCTCCGAACAATGTTGCTATTTGACTTTCTAATTTAGTTTTTGAAACAGAAACCGTATCTTTTTCTGGAACAAATATAGTTACTCCCAAAGCTCTTCCCCTAGGAATAATACTCATCTTATATGCTGGGTCGTGATCTTCGGAATAATATGCAGTAAGGAAGTGCCCAACTTCATGAAAAGCAGTAACCTTTTTTTCTTCTTCGTTCATCAAAGAATTACTTTTTTCTGTACCCATTAGAATCTTATCTAAAGATTTTTCAAAATGATATTTTTGTACAGTTTCACAATCTTCTCTAGAAGCAAATATTGCAGCTTCATTAACCAAATTAGCCAAAGATGCGCCGGAAAACCCAGGAGTCCTTTTTGCAATATTTACTAAAATTACATCTTCGTTTAAAGGAACTTTTCTAGTGTGAACTTTTAGTATTTCTTCTCTTCCAACCAAATCAGGTAATCCGACTGATATTTCCCTATCAAACCTTCCTGGTCTTAATAAAGCTGAATCCAATAAATCTGCTCTATTAGTTGCTCCAATAACAATAATTCCAGAATTTTTCTCGAATCCATCCATTTCCGTCAATAACTGGTTAATAGTTTGATCAGATTCTTGACTACCATTAACATTATTATTCCTAGACTTTCCGATAGAATCTATTTCGTCAATAAAAACAACACATTTTTCGTGTTTCTTTGCTTCTTGAAACAAATCTCTAATCCTACTTGCTCCAACGCCAACAAACATTTGAATAAACTCCGACGCTGAAGCAGAATAAAAGGGAACCTCTGCCTCATTAGCAACAGCCCTAGATAACAGAGTTTTTCCGCATCCAGGAGGACCAGACAACAAAATTCCTCTTGGAACAACACCACCCAGTTTATTGAATTTTTCTGGGTTTTTAAGGAATTCTATTACTTCTTGTAGTTCATATTTTTCGTTCTCGCATCCAGCAACATCTTCGAACAAAACTTTATTATTTTCGTCAGGAGAAAATAACTTTGCTCCAGATTTCCCGAAAGAAAACCCTCCACTATTTCCTGATTGTCTTCTAGCGAACCAAATCCAAACAGAAACTAATATTATTACTGGGAGTAAACTGAGAAAAAGGTCGAACAAAAAACTTCTTTTTGGTGGATCTAATATAACAACGTCTACATTATGTAGTAATAAATCATTAATCAATTGTGGATCTTGTTCTGGAGCTTTTACAAAAAAATCTTCTCCAGTTTTAGCCAAAACCCCAATACTTTGGCCTTGTATCCTAACTTTGAGAATAGCATCATTTTTAATCATTCTGATCAAAGTTGTATACGAAGGATTATACTTTTCTGAAATTTTAGGTTTTGTAATAGTATTATAAATGGTCAGTACTCCAAATACCATAACTATAATAATTAATGTTTTAATAAAAAATTGTTTATTCATATATTCATTCCTCTAAAAAATTTTCAAGACCTTTTTTCTTTTTTTCAGAAACAGAATCTTTTTTCTTTTTTTGGGTCTCTTCAAAATCGGAAATGAATTCGTATAAGTTATCATAGATTTGAATCTGAGCAATTTTTCCGTCACCTAGTTCAAGTAATTCTTCTTCGTCCAAAATACCAAAATTTTCGGTAGCTTTATATTTCACGTATTGTTGTTTCTTTTCCTTAGCAATACGCCTGACAAAAGCATACCAACAAATTTGTGTAAAATATGCAAATGGATTAGAAGATTTTTCTGGGTCGAAATTCTCGAAATATTGAAGGCAATTTTCTATTGCATCGGAAACCATCTCATCTTTATATGTGTAAAGACAAAAATTTGGTCTCTTTGAGAGATTAATTGCAATTTTCATAAAACATTCACCAATATACTCTGGAGTTCTAGGTTTTGGAGAACCCTCTTCAGATGATCGGTTTACTGCATTTTTATGAGAGATCAACGCGTTCAAGAAATGTTCATTATTTATATAATTTTGCGGTTTTGACGTTTTCATTTATATACTCGTATATTATAATAAGAATAATTATAATTCAATTAAACAAAAAAGTCAAGCAAAAAAAAGCTTGACTTTTTATTTTTTTCATGTTACATTAACTATGTCGTCCCGTGATAGATTAATTCCTTACTGATTAATGTAGTTTTCTTAAATATGATTTATCGTTTTCTTCTAATAAAGTTTCTACTGATTCTTTTAAATCTTCGTTTTCTTCTTCTTTACCGTTTAAGAAGTTCAAATAATATTCTTTAAATTCTTTTTTAGGTTCCAAGAAAAGTAGAACTTCAGAAGTAGGAATTTCTGCAGAATTTTCTTCTATTAAATTTCTTGGAAGCCAGTACGATAAAACTAGTTGTTGCGTTAGATTTTTAGAATTAAATTCTATGTATATATTTAGTGGATGAAACATCTTTGTAGATTTCTTACCAATTTCTACATAAGAAATAACTTCTTCTCCAGTCTTCAGTCTTAATATTTTTATCATTGTTTAAAATCCACATTTATTAATTTATAATCAAATTCTTCTTTATTATAAGTTTTTATTCTTTCTAAGAAGTGTAAAAGGGTATAGTTTTTATGTTTTCCAACAGAAAGGTTATCTGCAATATCGTACAAAGTTGCAATTTCTTTTTCTTTATGTAACCGCAAAACCCTACCTATTGATTGGAGATTGCGTATTCTACTTTTTCCACTTATTGCGAATATGATATTATGAAGATTTTTGATAGAAATTCCTGTACTCATAATTGACGAACTTCCTACTATAATAGCGTTCTTTTCGGATTCCATAATCTGTCGAATTTGTTCTCTTTCTTCTCCAGCAATTCCCCCGTGTATAAAGTATATATTACGGTCTTTTTTATGCTTAGAATTTAATAGTAATTCGTATATAACTTTTCCATGGGTTTCAACAAAATTAAAAAGGATAATTGTATTCTTATCCAACGATAACGCCATATTTTTTATAAAAGCATTTCTTTTCGGGTTAGATATTAAGTATTTAATTTCTTCTTGGTATTTAAATTTTTTAACTGCTTTTGCTGTCTCTTCGTCATAGTTAAGAACCAAACATTTTATATTAAAGTTTGATATTTGCCCTTTATCTATCAATTCTTTTGTAGTGTTTAATTTATTTATTGGTCCGAAAAGCCCTTTCAAAGTATTAATATTAGCTTTTACTTCATCAATAGTTCCAGTAAACCCTAACCTATAAGAAGAATTTATACATTTTTCCAATATATTTGTAAGTTGAGTTGCTTTGCATCCGTGTGCTTCGTCGACAATAACATAATCAAATTGTTCGAACCAACTTTTTTCTTTTATGTTCTGTAGAGACTGCCAAGTTGATTGGTATATTTTTTTATTCGATTTTTTATCTTGTCCGGAATATATTTTATGAATATTATTATCTGCTTCCCAACCGTTTAATTTAGAATATTCTATAAAATCTGAATGTAATTGATGAACCAAAGAAACGTTTGGAGTTATTATTAAACCGTTTAGTCCTTTATTATTGAGATATCTTATTATCATATAAATAATAAAACTTTTACCAGAAGAAGTTACTGACAAATTTAGGTTTCTTTTATTTGAAATAGAATCAATAAACCCTTTTATTTGATAATCTCTTGGTTCTATTATTTCTCCTTTGAAACTAGGTTTTAATTGTTGTATAAATCTTTTAATTTCTTCGTCGGAAAGTTTATTATTCGATAATAAAGGTTTATCTAATTCGTAAGAATATCCTCTATTTTTACAAAAACTTATTATATCTTGTAATAACCCGTGATATATTTCCCCTCTATTTTTACTAGAAAGTCTAAGCAACATAATTTTCCCATCCCAAAGTTTTGCTTTATATTTTGGGTGAAACTTATATCCGTCAGCATAGAAAGTAAATAGATCCCTGATCTCGTATAATACAGATTCTTCTCCAGAAAGAATTATATGCGTTTCATTTTTCTTTGTTATTTGTATATCAGACATTATGCACCAGACAAGAACTTTTCGTAATCGATCAAAGATTTGAGTTGCCAAGTTCTAGATTTTAGTTCGTTTAATATAGATTCGCAGACGGAAATTGTTTGATCGTGATAAATCTTTTTTTGTAGTAATTTCACCAATGTATTGTCTGCGTTAAGATATTTTTCTACGCCAGATTTTGTTACGTGTATATCGAATTGTTCCCAACCATAAGATTCTAAAGTTTCTTGGTCTAGATGACCTAAATAATATTCGCTCTTTATTGATTTCATTTTTTCATAATCAAATTTTGCTTTATACGAAGCTAATTTATGTTCGTTTAATATTCTTATATATTTTGCGTGTAGTTTTGGGATATTTATTAATTCTTGTTTAATTTTTGATTCATCTATTATTGAGTCTCTGTCCCAATTTTCCAATACTTCATCAAGTTTTGTCATAATATATGTTCTCTGTATTAAAGTCGTTCTATATTGAAAATGTGATATTTAAATTGTGCTGTTGCTATTAATGGTTGATCTGCGCTTAATGTAGTGTTAAAATTTGCTCCGGATAAAGAAACTGGAAACATATTAACAAATTTAACCTTAAACTTTGGAATATTTAGTGAAGATAATACCTCCAAATACCCGTCTGAATATTGAGGAGAAGAATTTTTCATGGTAATAATAGATTCTCTATTTAAACTTTTATATTCTTCAAAAGAACATGGAAACGTGTACCCTCTAATCCAATCGTGAATTATTTGCCATCCCCATAATTCTTCGTCAAGAATAAATTGCATAGAAAATGTTCCATAGTTTAATTTATCTGACGGTCTAGGTAGGTCGACAAACGGAGTTGTTTGTGTTACAAAATCTGCGCTTACTGTCGGTAGTTGTACTTGTTGACAAAAATATGTAGCAGAACTAATTCTAGGGAATAGGACTTGAAATTTACTACTTTGTAATTGATTTTGACTTGGAGGGTTTCTGGTTATTGCGCTCATGTTTTTGTCTAAATAAAATTATTTATATTGACTGATTATACAAAATAGGGTAAAATCTTAGAAACTTCTAAATTTCTTTTAGACTTTTCTTGGTCTAAAGAACAAACTATGTTCGAATTAGGTTATAATAAAATATTTGATTGTGGAACAAAAACGTATAAAAAAGGGAGCCGAAGCTCCCTTTATTCAATAACTTTCGTTACTGATTACATAATGTTACGAACCGCAAAAATGCGATAGTAAACGTTTGAACGAGCGTTCAACGCGCCACCACCAACGTCGGTTCCCTGAGCAAACGGATTTGCGACCATTCCATAACGGGTCTTGAAGCCGATCTTAGGCTGGAAGGTGCCTGGATCAACCGCACGAACCATCTGGAGAGGAACGTATGGGCAGTAGAACAGACCGGAATCGTAAGGGGAAGTACCCTTATAACCAACGGTAACAAGTTCAGTACCAGCAGACATGCCACCGAAATAAGGATCGATATAAACCTTAATGCGACCGTGAAGCATACCAGCGAAGGTGTTACCAGTATCATCAACCTGCAGGTCAGCAGACAGAGCAGGAGTATACTGAAGAACGCCAGCCATAGCTAGAGCAGAAGCTACGTCAGAAGAAACGATAAGGATATTACCTTTCCCTCTACGAGTTTCTTTCGCGATTTGATTCGCTTCTCTTTCGATGTGGTAGATCAAACCCTTGAAGCGTTCTACAGACCAACGACCATTAGAATCGGTGTCAAGATCGAAAACGCCAGGAGTTACAGTACCCCACTGAGCGCCTGGTTTAGCGACAGAGTAGATAGTACGGATAACTTCGCGGTTGATTTCAGCAAGGATTTCTGTAGAAAGAATATTGCTGAGTTCGGTTTCGGCGTCCAAACCATGGATAGCCTTAAGATCCTGAGCAAGTTCCAAAGAGTATTCTGCTTTCAGCGCACGAGTGTTAGCTGTAACAGTAACCTTGTCGATGGAAACAGCCATCTGGGGGAACGGATCAAGAGCTTCGCCAACAGAAGTCTGCATACCTTTACCAGTGGTGTAAAGGGCAGAGTTCATTACGTTAGCAGCTGGGTTAGTAGCGGTATCAGTAGATACGCTACCGCCAACGATACCAGAGAATACAGTATTAGCTTCGTTATAGAAAGCTTCTGCTCCACTCTGGTTGCCGTAACGCGAACGGAGGGCGAAGATAAGACCAGTAGGACCAGTCATTGGCTGTACGCCAGCAACGTCATAAGCAATCAAGTTAGGAAGCGAACGACGAACCAAGCTGATAAGGATTGGATCGAAGTTAGAAACTCCGCCAGCTACGTTAGTAGGAGCAGTTTCGTTGATTGCGCCTCTTTCGGAATCCATAGCATTCTGTTGGTTCTCAAGAACCATAGCAGTTACTGCCTTCTTATAGGGATCCTTAATTGGGTCGAGTTCTGGATGATCCAGAATAGGACTCCATTTTTGTACGATTTGTTCTTCGTTTAAGTACATTGTTGATTTCTCCTTAATGTTTTTTTAATTAAAATTTAGTTAATTTAGAAATTTTGCTAACATATGATTCGATTAAGGGGTCGACAACTTTTGTCGTATAGTCTTCATCGATTTCAACTGTATCGTTTAGAGAATCGCTAGAAGCAGAAACAACTCCCGATGGGAAATAACTTTCCTTAATAGCTTCTAACTTTTCAGCAAAATCTTCTTCTGAAACAAACTCTACGTTTTTAGCGAGAGATTTAATTTTCTCAACTTGAGAAAGAGAAAGCCCTTCACAAACTGCGTGAATAACTTCTACTTTTTGATGTTCAGAAATAGATTTCTTAAGATCAATATTCTTCAGAATTTGTTCGTTAATTTCTTCTTCCAATTCGTCAACTTTGTCAACGAGTTGTTCGACGATATCAACCTTTTCTTCTGGAATATCAATATAATGTTCAACGAACACATTCTTTAACGCTCCGATGAAATCTTCTACGATTTCAGAACGAAGTCCTTTTTCGACGGCCAATTGGTTATCAGCCATCCAATTTTCTACAACGTAGTCAAGGTAAGAATCTAACTTTTCAGCAAAATCTTCCTTAACAACTTCAAGAGTTTCTTCAAACTCTCTTGTATACTTTTCTTCCAATTCTTCTGCAATTTCTTCTACACGAGCTTCTACAGCAGCTTCAAAAATCATAGAAGCTTTCTGTTTGAATTCTTCAGAAAGGTTTTCTCCGGAAAGCATTGCATCAACGTCTTCCTTCATTTTAGCTTTCATTGATTCAGTAGAGCTATCCTTACCTTCATCTTCGTCCTCATCTTCATCTTCAGAAGAGATTTGCTTAGACGCAGACTTCTTATCCATTCCATATTTTTCTTCGAAGTCTGAATCTTTCATGGATTTGATGTCTTTCATAACTTCTTCGACAGTAGCTTCTTCTAATTCTTCTTCTTCGTAATCGAAATCTTCTTCGTCTTCGCCTTCAGCACAAGTTACTGCGCCTTTATTAGCAGACATAGTCTGTTTTAGTTTTGCGGAAGCTTTACGATCTCTCTTACTTTCGTCGGAATCTTCAGAACCTTCTGGTTGATTAGCTGTTCCAGATTGAGCTGGTTGTCCGGATAACTTCTTCATTGGTTCTGAACCAACTGGAGGTTTTGCTCCTGGAGCAGTTGCAGTAGGAACGCCTTTAGTTGCTTCGTAAGAATCGTCAGTGGTTTTATGTCCAGCTGTACCGATTTCAACTTCTCCCTGTTGAGGAGCTTTAACGTTTGGTTTGTAACCGTCGCCTAATGCTGCTTTGGGAGCGTTTTTAGCGCTACCCTGTAGAATCTCAGCAGCAGCTTCGGATAAATTTAATTTTGACATTTATAATCTCCTTAGATTTACTTAATATAATTCTATATTAGTTATTTATAAAATTATGAGTTTTAACGAATATTTATAGTCTATTAATATAGTTTTCAAAAATCTTCAAAGCTACTGCTTCAATATCTTTTGATTTTGTTTTACGCAATGTATTTCTTGCTTCTTCCCTATATTGTTGGACCCATCCTTGGCCATCAACGAATACCCAATCTACTCCTTCCATGATACCATCAACCCAGCAAGAAATTCCTGATGGTTGTAAAACTGCGTCCACACAAGCAATAGTAAAATCAGGTTGAACGATTTTAACTCCATTTTCTTCTTTCAAAGAACCTAATGCTCTAGAAGAGCAACCAAAAGAAACCCCTCCTTCTATGAGAGCTTTTAGTTCTTTTCCTGCTGCAGTTTCTAATACTTTAGCCTTTCCCCAGACATCATTTCCTTCAAATCTTAATTCCTTTACGATATGAGAGATTTTACTTTCCGAAATTTTTGGAGAATCTTCGTGTCCAAGAGTACCTACTGCGCGGTTTTTAGTTACAAGCTCTTCGGTATATTTCTGAACAGCAGATTCCATAACTTCTTTTGGATATAATCTTCCATTTCTGTTTGGAACTCCCCACTGCATGAATGGTCCTTGTATATAATAATTTTTAGAGCCACTTGCAGTAGATTCAGTTAAGACTTCAAAGTCTTCGATGTCTTCTCTTAATAGTTTCATCTGTTAGGTTCCTTTACTTTTTATTGTAGATTTTTTGTTGTATTGCTTCAATTTTATTATAATTGATTACGCGATAAATTCTTTTCGCTTGTTAAGCGTTCTTCAGTCGCTAAAGAAAATAATTTTCTAGTTATACCTGGAGATAATTCTCTAGAATGATGTGGCAAAGGAAATAAAGATTTATTTTTGTCAGTAGAATGTTTCCAGATAGATTGATGTTCTCCGGATCTAATTTTTACATATCCGGAATTCTTTAATAATTTTTCTGCATCAAGGTTCTTTATTCTAGATGGATTTTTATCTTCTGTCGCAAGAATAGCTCTTAATTGTTCAGGTTGAGATGTAGCAACTATTTTCCTTCCAGCTGCAGTAATACTTCTTGGTGTATTACCAGCATCCCTTGACAGCTTACCAATCTTTCTGTATAATCTTTTCGCAACTTTTTTTGTTTCTGGATTACCTTCGAATATAGAAGAAGCAATTTGGATTTTCTTTTCTTGAAGTTTCTCTTGAATTTTGATTGCTATAATCTGTTTAATTAAATTGTTCGATTTAACCAAGTCGTTTTCGAATAACGCGTCTGATAATTGTTTAACCTTATCCATTTAAATTTTCTCTAGTTGAAAGTGCATACCGTCTGGAGTTCGCCAATAACCACCCCACGAAAACCCAGCATTAGCAAAACAATCGACTAATTCTTTAGACATTGTTGGTTTCTTTCCAAACCTATTCCAAGCAGCGTTAATATCAATTGCAATACCCCAAGAATGTAACGACATTGACTTAGAAGCCCTTTTAGCTCTAATATTGAAACAACCATCCCAAGTCCTGAGTTGATCGGATATACCAGCTTTTAAAACGTTTTCAAAAGCAATCGTTAAAGGTTGTACCATATCTTTGTTGCAATAGATTTTTCTTGGTATTGGACCAATATGGAGATAATTTGGGACGACCCAAAGAGTCATCCATTTTTCTTTAAACGGATTTCCATATTTTTTCCAACAATCTGAAGAAGTTACTAGAGACACGGTTTTATTCCCCAGACATTACTACTAAATTAGTATTTGCTCCGATTGAAGTCACGTTAGCTCTATAATAAGCCCAACCGGGAGAAATTGTTGTGTATGCTGTATTCCCTGAAGTAGAAGAATGTGGTACAGTTGCCAATGTAATCCAATGTTCTTTATCTAAAGAAACGTCGAGTTTATAAGAAGCTGCTCCAGAACCATTTACATAAGATTGTACAATGGTTTCTGTTCCTGTTGCCCTGGGGAGAGTTTGTGCTTCTTTTTCTCCAGAAGTCAGATATCCATTAATAGCGAAATGAGTTACGAATTGCGGATTAATGTTACTCGCAATAGTAAATGTATTTGCTGAAGTTACAGTCGCATATCCATTTATTACAGCATAATTTGTATCGGAAGTTAGGGCTACAGGAATGCCAGTAAATAACCCATGATTATTTGCTGTTACTGTAACTGTTCCTGAATTATATGTAGTAGAAACTACAGTAGAAAAATATTTTGGGTACTTTACTCTTGAAACTGACATATCTTAAGTTTCCTGCTTAAATTTTGTTACTGAATATTTTAAAACTTTCAAAAAATTATTTTCGGAAATAGTTAAATACTCTTCGAATTCTTTATGTCCTTCTTCCAAAACGTTATATAATTCTAGAATATTAGAAGAACATTTCTCGTCAATATTTATTTGTGATCCATCGTCGAAATATATTGTCTGTATTTCTGATATATTCTTTAATATATCGATAATAGAAATTTCTGATTCTGATAATTGCAATCCATTCTTATCGTAAAGAAAAGAAAAATTCTTCTTTAATATTGGACAATGATATATAACAACTTTCTGATTATTCGGAAGTTGTTGAATATACTTTTTATTCAATATCAGAGTTTGTGGGGGGTCTTTTAAGACCCCACCGATATTGTTTGAAGAATTGTTTTTCATTTTCTGGTTATCTTACTTCTGGCAAGTATAATACCTTTATCTCTTTGAGCTTCTTTTGTTTTGTGTTTAGCCCAAGTTTCCATATCATCAGTATCTCTTGCTCTACTTGCTTTGATTCCATGATCCAATGCGCTTTTATGAGCTTTTGAAGCGTATCTTAATAGAGTACTAGCTTTCAATTCATTAAGTTCTTCCACTTCTTCGTTTCTTGATGATCTCAACATTCCATCAACTCTATTATTAAGTTTTTTTGCTATGCTTTTCTTTACGAGTTCTTTTGCTGCCATTACGTCATTATCGTCACTTTTTACTTTACCAAGAACCGCAAGTTGATTTCTCATTTTTTTAGCAGAATCTGATGCTTTTCTTCTATAAGCAGAACGAGTTTCTGATGATAGTTCTTGGATTTGTTCCGCTTCTAATGCTTCCACTTCTTCGTTTGTTCCTTTCTTTGCTGCATAGAATGCACCAAGAGCCATCTGGATACGTTCTTTTTTAGATTTACCATCAAACTTAGAATCGTCAGAATGGACAAAATCTTTAATCCAAGCATCAACGCCATCAGAAACTGATAATTTTTCTTCGATATAAGATTCTTTACGAAGTAATTTAAAATCGTGAGCGTCCAATTTACCGTTTTTATTCTTATCCAACTTTTTCTGTTTGCCGATAAGAGCTTCGGTAACTTCTTCGCCTTCTTCTTCGAAATCGTCAAATGGTTCTTCAGATTCAGTTACCGGATTCATAAAAGATCTGGCTACTTCTACTCTTTTTTCTGCAAGAGCGTCGTGAATTTTAAGCTGAATAGCTGTTTCGATTTCAGAAGTCATATCGGCGACATTATCTGAAAAAGCATATTCTGTTGCTTTTTTAACATTTTCTAACATCTTTATTCTCCTAATTCTGGAATATTTTAGTATTTATATTAAACGATATATGGATTATTATTCTTTTTTGGTTCTGTTTGTTGAGGTTGTTCTTCTACTTGAGGTTCTGCTCCAGCATCAATTTGTTGCTCTTCTTGTGGAGGAGGCATTAATTTTGCCATTAGCTCTTGTTGCTGCGCTTGCAAAGTAACTTCTCTTTCTTGATCTTCTGATTGTTGTGCGAAATCTGTTTGTCTTTCTTCTTGAATTTCGTCTTCCATCTCTTCAATCTCGAGGTCATTCAACCTAAGAACGTTTTGTTGAATCCATTTTTTAGAATAATATTTTCCAGAATATTGATCGATAATAGCAAGAAGCCCTAGTCTTTCTTGCATCAATTCGGCTTCTTTTAATTCTACGAAATTATTATCTTTAATAAAGTCATAGTAGATGTATTCTTTAAATTCTTTCCATTCTTCTTCAGTACAAACGCCCTTAAGAACTAGTTGAACTCTTAATGCTTGATCAAACAATTCTGAAAATTTATTTCTAAGTTTATCAATAAATTTTGCAAATTTTAATTCGTCTCTTGTGATCTCTGTTGAGCGTCCAATAGAAACTGCTTGTCCTGGGTCTAATCTTGTGACAGGAACGTTTAACGATTTATAAAGTTTTCTCTCAAAATATTGGATATCTTCGATTTGTCCAAGATTTTGTCCAGCAGGAAGGGTAGTGATTTCTGTTGTTTTGTCTCCGCTCCTACGGGGCATCCAAAAATCCTCCATCATTGAATTTTGTGTATAAACACCAGCGTCTAACGCAAACGTATGATTTTTATGGTATTTTTCTTCCCCGTCAACAGTTAAACATCCAGTATCAACTCTTTCGCTAAGATACTGGATATTAATAATTTTATGATTTATAAATTGGGTCTGCTCTTTTAGCCCTTTAAACGTTGTATTAGCAAATATCTTTGCCATTCTACTTAAATCTTCTTCTATAAACGCGTCAAAAGATTTTTGTGTTGAGTTGATACATTTTTCTTTATTTAAAAATTTCCAAATATGTAAAATTTCTTCGCAAGAGTTTAATACACGAAGAGTTTGTTCTTTAGTATATTTCTTGGCGACACATTCTTTTACGACATTAAATGCTTCTTCAAAATACTCTACAGCATATCGTTTATTGTGCTGTTCTCTTTTTTCTTCTGTTTTCCATAATTCTTTTTGAGCAAGGTTTCCTTTAACAGAAAGGTTGTTTCTTTTTGCGCGTTCAGAAGCAATTTCTCGCGTTTCTTCTGTCCAACCATTTTTTTGTTGTTGAACAAACCATTCACGATATTCTGGATCTTGCATTAATTCAAAAAATATTTTTCTACCTTTTACAAAATTTTCTTGAGATTTGCCAGTTTTGGAAGAAACCTTTCCGCCAATTTTTCCTGCTTTTGAGCGCCAATTCATATAATCTGGATGATTTTTATTATGAAACCCGGCTCCCATCTCGTAACACCTTCTTCCCCCAACTTTTCCAGAATTACTCCCAGAACTTCTGTGGAAAAGAATATGATCTATATGATTCATACGAATCAAATTTTCTGGAGTGTTGTCAAAACGGTTAATATTTTTATGATGGATAGTTGTTAATTTTTCCCCTATAAAATCTTCGTTAAAAACGAATTCGTTTTCTAACCCAACTTCGTCCTTCCATACTGACACTAATTTATGAGTAAATATCCATTTCTTTTCGTCGTTTTGCCAAATTTGTTCGTATTGTTTGCTTTGTTTTGCTCCTGGTGTGATACCTTGGTTTTTCCTATACAGAGGAATTAAAGAATCTCCAACCTTTAACTCCTTTGCCATTGTTAAACCGTTTTCCCAAACAGGAAACTTGTGTTCTGGGGTACAATCAATCGTTTTGCCATTGTCTAAGGTTAATCT